TTTAGGTATTGCAGAAATTTCAACAATACTCTCATTACCTTTTTTCTTTAAGGTTGATAAAATATTTATAGAACTAATTTTGATCTCACCTTTAGAATAATTAATAGAACCAACATTTTTATTTACAATTGTCGGGTTTTCAGGATTTTTGAATAATATCAAAACACCATCTGTAGAATCTGTCAAATAAACAACATCTGAAATTCCACTCACAACAAAACCTGAAGATTTAATATTAAAGCCACTGGAGTCTTTAATGTGAAATGAATTTCCAAAGCATACTTCATAATTTGCAAATGAATTGAGAGTAGCTTTCAGATCGCGCCTAATTTGTATTCTTGTTATATTAGAAGTAATTGAGGCATGACTATCATCAATGAGTTTTTGAAATCTACTATATTTAAATCTTGCAGAATAATTGTTTAGTTCTGAAGATTTTGAATAGCTGAGAATATTATTCGCTACTAAAGTTTTAACATATTCTGCGGATTGAGCAAGATTTGGATTAAAATAAACACTTGTAAGATGCTCAATATAAAGATATTTCATATCAATAATTTCTGGAAGAATACCACTCACCGTATATCTTCGTAGTTTTTGTATTAGATTTTCTTTGATACTATTTGGAACGAAATCACCATAGAATGGCTTTATTGTTATAAACACTTTACCGAATTGGGGTGGATTCATTGTTTCTCCACCATATGCAGAAACACTTTCTGCTTCAGGGTAAATTCTAGGGATAATTGCTTCATAATCTTCGGGGGTTACACATCTGCCCTGAGCTGCATAATTTTTGGGTGCTAGATTTCTTATTGAACTTATAGATTCAAGCTCCTTACCACCAGAAGCATTAATATTTGTAGTGATAAGAGAAATTCCAGATGTTATGGAATTTTCATTGTTGTCTAGTATTCTACCAATGAATGAAAAGAAAGAAACTCCATTAGCTTTTGATGCATTTGATGTTATATAAGATGCCTCAATTAAATTCTGACTTTTAAGTGACACACCGAATACACCATCACCGAAGATGAGTTCATATCTCTGATCTTCAACCTCTTGAAGAAAATATATTTTAGAGTTTGCATTTACATTGAGAAGATTGTCAGCAAAAACATACTTTATGCCCATCATTGAAGTTGAACTATCCCTTACAATAACTGAAAGAGATGAGGTATCAATGTTTGGATTATCAAGAATAAATCTTTGTGGTGGGGAAGGATTTATGGATTCTACTGTAAATGAATTGACAATGAATGAACCTTCAATAATTTCAATGTTATCAAATGAAGCTATATCATTTACAACTGGAACTGTAATATCATTCGGTATGGCAAATGTATAGGATTCATTTCCAAATGAAGATGAAGAGCAGACAAGTCCCTTTTTAAGTGTTAATGAAACAGGTCTATATGAAAAGGATGAAGTGTCAACAAAGAATGAAATATTAGCCCTAGCTGAAGTTGTACTTCTTGGAAGATATCCAATTTCCCTTGCAGCAGAAACAACATTTTCTCTTAAAGTTGCGCTATCAAGAAAAACTTCATTAGAAATCATATTTCCAATGAAAGCATTTGTATAGGTATTATATGCTAAAACATCAACAATAACAGAAAGATTTGATCCCTCAAAATCATAATCTGTAAAATTAGAATTAGCCCTCAGATAATCCTGTAAAGAAGCTCTTATCTGATCGTAATCTAAATTTGTAAAATTAACGATTGGAGAACTTGCCATTATCTTGTAGGTTGGAGAGCAAATGTTAATTGTTGTGGTAGAGCATCAATTCCAATAATAATATATTGAATGACTACATTATAAGAATAATTATCATAATCTGGTGTTACATCAACAGCCGACAGAGATACTCTTGGCTCATAATTATTAACTGTATTTTCAATCTCAGTTTTTATTTGAGATGTTGCTGATGGTGTAATATTCTCAAAGAGAAGTTGAGTTAAGTTGCAACCAAGATTACTCTGAAAGAATCTCTCCCCACGAACTGTATATACTAAATTTCTTACTGAACGAGCAATTGCAGTTTCATTTGTAATAGAAATTAAATCATTAGTCAAAGGATTGACTTTAAATGATCCAGAAATATCCTTAAATGATTGACTTACTCTTTCTACGGGCATTTAGATTATATTAATATAGATATTTATCAACCAAGAATGACCTTATCTCTATCTTTTTGTGCTTTACGTTCAAAGAGTTCAGTCTCTTCATCAAGAGATTCTTCAATAAATTCTTCAGTTTCAATTTCACGAATTAGTTTTTTAGTTTCCATTTTTAATATAACTGGTGTCTACTATTTATTCATGCTTACATAAATAATTGAACAAAGTTTAAAATAAAATGGACTTAAAAGATATATCTGGTTTATATGAAGCTTACCTGGATGTGTATAATGAGAGTGAAGACGTTGAAGAAGGATATGAACATCTAGGTGTTCAACGTCCTGATACCTATGATTCATCTGATAGAGATAAGTCTCGGGGTATAGAGGCTAAGTGGAATTTTCCTCATGGACGTGACCGAAGAGGGAAAAGAATAACCAATCAAATTGATAAAATCGCCCAAACAGATCCGAAAAGATCAGAAAAAATTGTTAAAACCCTATTGAAATCTAATTCTGGGGTTTCCAAAGCAAAATCTGCAGAAAATAAAAGAATAGGGCCAGCAAAAAGGGATGCTGAGCGTGATATGAGGCAGAGTGGTTGGATGGATTCTTATGATTACTATGATCTAGTTCTTGATTATTTAATTGATGAAGGTCTCTGTGACTCTCAAGAAAATGCTGAGGCAATGATGGCTCATATGAGTGAAGAATGGGTTGAGAGTATTATTGAAGGGTTTGTGCCATTATCTCAAGAAAAACGAGAAAGGGTAGAAAATGCCATAGAAAAAAATCTGTCTGACCGGGATAGAGATATGGCGGCTGGCCGCAAATATAAAAAAAGATTAGAAAGTCTTCCAAAACCATTGAGAAGATTTTCTCGCTCCTATAAAAATGCAAAGAAATTTTTAGATAAATATCATCATAATCCTAAGGGTTTAAATAAAAAAGAACTCTTAGGAAATGCCTCAGATGCTTTAATGCACACTTCTATAGATAAAACAGCAAAAACTATAACTAAAAGAAATGAATTAAACCGCAGATTGAAAAATATGGAATAATATTGATAATAAGAAAACCCAGGAACTTAAAGAACCTGGGCTTTTTAGTAACAATCCATAAATAATAGAGATTCTCCATATTTTAAAATGTCAACTAAAGATTTGTCTGATTTATATGAAGCTTATAGGAATGTTTATGATGAAAGTATTGATGAAGCAAAGGAAGATGAAAATCTTTCTAGAGCCGAAAAAGTAAATAAGAGAGATGAAAGACTGGGTATGAGGTCAACAGAAAGAAAAAGAGAACACAAATACGCAAGAGGTGAACGAGGCAATTATGGGATTCACGGTGATAGATATGAACCTACCAAAGGTCATAAGGAATGGAATAAAGGCAAATATCCTTCAGTTAAAATTAGAGGTAGAGGATTTGAAGAATCATATGACCACTTTGATCTAGTTCTTGAATATCTCTTAGATGAAGGTTTCTGTGAATCTCAAGAGAATGCAGAAGCAATGATGGCTCATATGAGTGAAGAATGGGTTGAAAGTATTATTGATGAAGCTAAGTGTGATACTGGCCTTTCTGATAATGAAAAGGAAACGAAGCGTAAGGAAAGAGGTAATGGTGGTCCAACTAGCCATAGTTTGAGACAAGGAAAGAAAACTCGTGGTAATATGAATCACAAATACGAGCCGGGAAAATATCAAAAATAAGAAAAAGCCCCTCTGGGCTTTTTTAATAACCTAAAATAAAGAATCTCAATGAAAACATTCATTCAATTTATAGAAGAAGCAGAAAAAGAGGAAGAGAAAAAACCAAAGCCAAGAAAGGCAAAGAAAGCCCCAAAAAGAGGAACTAATCAAGACCGCTCCAATTTTAAGCTCTTTGGTCATCAATCATAATTTCATCATAATATTCCTTAGACCAAAAAGTATAGTAGGAAGTCTTCTTTAAGATCTCTCTAAATTTTCTTAGCTTCTCTTTTGGTTGAGCAAGAATTAGATTGTGCTTGCCATTATTGGTCTGAACCTCACCAATAAAAGTGTCATAAGTTGCACAATCTTCAAAGAATAGCCATTCGTCATACTTTTTATTATAATGATTCACCCATTCATTGATCTTATCAAGATCTGATTCCTCAATGATATAAATGATCACATCAAATCCATTCTCAATTTCAATGTCTTTAGCTAGACATTCAATGATTTTATAGACTCCAGTTTTTGCAAATGGACATATAGAAAAGCCCCTCAGCTCTGGGCGAGACTGAGAGACTCTTTCAATCCATTCTTCAACATCCCTGACCGCGAGACTTTTTTCGGGAACCATTTCTTGAGGTTGCTGCAAATTTTGTATGCTTTCCATCTCCTTGTCTGGATTTCTTTGGTCTCGAATGAATTTGTTGTTCATTAGTTTTTGCTTTTACTGCCATTGTTTTTCTCCTTTAAAGATATTCAAAGTCTATTTTGTCTTGATCAATTTCGCCTTTATAGGCTTGTTCAGCTAATTCAAGAAGAATTGCCGCTGCTTCTTCTTCTGTAACTTGTTGATGGATAATGCGGCCATCGTATAGAATGTTTAGCATGATTAGATAGGAAAGGTTTTTTCATGTCCAACGCGAATTCTAGGATCAACCCAGATTTTAAAGCCTTTTTCTTTGGCCTTCAAACAGAATCCAACATCTTCACCGCAAAAATCAACAATTGCTCCATTTTCAAAGGTTTGTAGCATAGGAGGCCACCAAGGATATTCCATATTCTCAAAGACACCCTTTTGAATCATAAGCCACCCACCACCAACATAATCACATGTAAATGGTTTTTTACGAGCAAGCATAGTATCAATCTTTTCCATATTCATAACACCACCATTTTTGCGAAACTCATCAGCCTCTAGCCAAAATGCACAAGCTGTATGAACTCTATCCTCTGTTGAATACCAACCAGATGAAATAGGATGAGTTTTAGATTCATCAATGATCTGACGATGACCTAAAAGTTCCCCAGAATCATTAAGAACTTCTTCATACGAAACAGCATCATCTGGAAGAGCAAGATCACAGAGCTGCCAAAAGTTTTCAGGGTTAAATGCAATATCACTATCAATCCAAAGTTGATAATCATAATCTAGCTGCCCCTGCCAAGGCTTCTGATTAGGTCCAGCCAAAACATTAGCACCCAATACCTTACAGCGAGCAAAGTTCACCATACTGCTATAGTCTTGACTGATATGAAATTTCATATTATTCCCAGCCAGTTCAAAACAGAGTTGAACAAAACTCTTCAAAAAACTATAAGAGCAGCTTCTTCCCGGAAGACATAATACAATGGTCTTACCCTGCATCTTCTGTTTAATTCGTTCATAGTCCCAAGTTGGAACTTCCATCGTTTCCCGCGCCTTAATTTGAAAGCCTTTTGCCATAATTATTTCATGTTTAATTTGTAGCGCACTATCTAGGTAAGATAAATAGTAGCAAAAACTCATGGACACAAAAAGCTACGAAGAACTAAAAAGAGCCATTGAAAGACGCTCCAATAGTCTAAAAAATCCCCCAAGAAAAAATCAAACCAATAAGGCTCAAACTGAACAAGAGCTAATGGGGATAAGAAAAGATAGAGCAAAGCTGGTAAAAGAATATCTTGTCAATGAGGGCTTTGCAAAGTCACTTGAAAGTGCTGAGGTAATTGCAGATGTTATGAGTGAACAATGGTTCTCAAATATTCTTGAGGCAATTGAAGCCACTAGAGCAACTGTAAGAGGCTATCAAAAAATACCAGGCTCAGCACAAAGACAAAAGGCCATTGAAGATAGAAGAGAAGAAGCAAGAAAAAGAGCTGAAGAAAGAAAAGCTCAAATTGAAAGCGACCGAGAATATGCAAGACAAAGAAGAGAAAATCCAGATATCTTGAAAAAGGAAGCCCAAAAAAGAACACTTGCTTCAAGAATGGATAGAGCAGCCCAACGCTTAGGAATAGAATGAAAACCTTTAATGAATTCATTGAAGAAGCAAAAAATCTGAGAATCTTAAGAACTGCTCATTATACATCTAAAGAAAGTAGAGATAAAATCTTACAAAAGGGTTTTGAACCCGGCTCAACTGGAGCTTATCACCCTAGAGATGCACAATACTGGCATAAAACAGTTTACACTACACCCTCTT